CACATAACTGTCACCATTGTAGTTATTCCAAATAGCATCGGCATGCTTTGAATCGGTCGAACTAACGATCGTATCACCCGGTTTGAACGTTTGACTAGTGCCATCAAACACCGCTGTGAAGCCTACGAGAACAAGCATTTTTGCAGGTGCAGACATGTTGTGTTTACTCCAAAAAGAAAGGCCCCCGAAGGGCCTTGTTGTGGTTGTGGGTAACTGCGAACTAATCAACCGATTGCGTGCTCAATCGCGATCGCTCGCTTGAAGCGTTGCGGACCACCCGCCCCGATATCCGAAGGCACCGGGAACGATGTTGAGATTGACCACGTTGTTGCAACGATATCTTGCAAACGGTTTTGTGGTGCGCGCATGATCAACCGAATGCGATCGGTACTGACTTGAATGTTGTTGTTGATGATGTCGAACTCGCCTTGCTTGCCGTTCAACCCGGCTTCGCTCACGTAGTTCGTCGCTTCATCAAGCCCACGTTCATAAATGCAGTGACGACCGGTGAGGATCATACGACCGATCAACGTACCATCTTCGTTGATGGTTTCTGCACCGATGTCGCGGCTGTACTGTGCATTGGTACCCGTTGAGACTGCAGTACCCGAGTTCACAGAATCGGGGGATTCTGTGTTCATGATGAACATGACGCCGCCAAGTGTACCGATGAAGCCCTCGCGATATATCGCATGTTCAGGCAACGCAGTGTTCAAACGTTGGAACGCGGGATCTGCGAACACTTGCGCGTTAGCAAGTGGCGAAATGTGGCAGTGAAACAAACCGTCCGGATGCGGTTGAACGTTTGCTTGGCGTAGGTACGCCGTAGCGTTGATCGCGTCTTGCAATGAGAAGATATCGCCCGGCCCGATGGCATCGATCGAAGCACCACCACCCGCGCGAAGAACGCGAGGCGCAGCGGATGAAGTAACGGCAACGCGAGCGGCAACACCCGAACCACCGAGAGCAGCCGACAAGAACAAGGTACCCGGCCCGCTTGGATCGGTAGGATCATCGGGCAAAGCACCGATCACATTACGGTTGCCGATACCCGCGATTTTGACCTGCAAGGGGTAAGCAGGGGATACGGGCATAGCACGTGCCGATTGCAAAACGATCAACACATCGGTGAAGCCGTTGAGCGCTGCAACGTGAATGGTTGTTGCACCCGCACCGGCTGACTCAGTTGTTACTGTATGACCCGACAAATACGACTTGAAGAGTTGATTACGTGGCAAACGGTTGACCGATTGACCGGCCTGCAATCCGAGCGTTTGAATATTGCGCATAAACAGGTTAGCCGCAGCGGTTGCGCTTGTCGGCATCTGTGTATCCATGGTGTCAGCGTAACGGCCTAGTGTAGCCGTCCACTGCTCATACGTTGGGGTTTTCGGTGAAGGGTCAGTACCGGGTGTGATTGGGGTTGTGTTGGGTGGCAACAAACCCGCGCGAGACATCACGATTTCTTCACCGGTGTTAGCCCCCCACTCTTCGAAGGTTGCTTCTTGTCGATATGCGAGGGTTGGAAACAACGCATCATGAAAGCCGCGTTCGATCAACCCTTTTTGAACCATGTCGAGAATAACTGGGGGAATGCCTACGACTACGCCTGCCATGTGTTTAGACCTTTCGTGTGAGATTGTCTCAGCCTTGAAGGGTCCGACTATTAGAAACCGGTCGTTCGGCGTAGGCTAGACTTAGTACCCTTGAACGACGCCCCCTAGCGCCGTCAAGTTCCAAACATCAAACGTTGATACCCATCGACTTCTTGAGTTGTTCGAACTCTTGTTTGGTCATCGAGTTCGGCTTACCCGGTCGAACGTCTTTACCGTTGATCATCGTGGGTGCATTGGTTCCCGAAGGTTGCGGTGTTGGCCGCGCACCTTTCGGCCCCGTCGTTACCCCTACTTTCGGTTTAGCTTGCGGTTTAGGTGCAGGCTTAGGGTCAGCAGCGGGTACACTCGGTGCGACCGGTGAAGCGGCATACACGGGGTTTTTTTGAATGTACTTCTTGAACCATTGTTCAAGGTGTTTTTCGGTGAACTGTGACAACTGCTTTTCTGTGTAGTTACTGGTCAAGTCTTCGGCCAAGTCGCGCAACACATGCCTAGCGTAAGCCATGTTGATGTGTTTTGCGGCTATACCCTTGATCATACTACCGGCTTCGGCTGCCGTCGTTTGACGTTGAAGCTTGTTGTATTTTTGCTGCCACGTTTGAAGCTCTTTGCGCGCGTCTTCAGTAGCTTTTCGTTCGCGCTCGATTTCACTCATGCGCGCCTTCTCTGCTTCTTCGCGCTCTTTCTTCATCGACTCATACTCAGTCTTCATCTTCAAAACTTCTTGAACGTTATCCGTTCCAAAAAGTTTTTTCAGTTGCGACCTTTGAAGTCGATTCATGCGCTCGATGAACGCGTCATATGGCAGAGAAATCAAACCCTTCTCATCCATACGTTGCGTTACATCTTTCATATCATCGGGCAGAAGCCTCGCTACGTCATCGCGACTTAGCGAAGGCTTAGGCGATGGTTTATCAACAGGCTTAGTTTCGGGTTTTTCAGGCGATGATGGTGGCGCCACACCATCGCCCGCGGGTGCTTGTTGTTGCTGCTGTGTAGGGTTGGGTTCAGGCATTTTTCAAAGCTCCGTTGTTCACGTCTAACCGGGTAGACGTGAAGGGATATCAGATCAACGCTGACTCTGCTAGCAGAGTCTCATGTGCATTCACGCTTGGATACATCAAGAACGACAACTTGCATGATGTAACCGCATCGGTGTTTTTGAAGTTCACCGTGTTCTTGTTGAGTGCAAGTGCGCACTCTTGAGAACTCAACGAGGCGCCTGGTTTATCAACATATTGTCGACCGGTAACGGTACCGGTGAGCGCTTCGGCTTTCACGAGCATCAACACCTTGCCCTGATATCGTGTCGGGATCGTTGCTGCGTTTGAAGACACAGTAAGTTCAAGATCTTCAACAAGATCGCCATACACCGGGTGATAACACACATCAACCAATGTGTAAGCATCGGCGGCTGCTGTAACGATATCCCCATCGGGTGAAACTGCGATCTCACCCGCGCCGGGAATGGTACCCGAAGCAACAACGGTAAGCGGGCCACATGTACCCGTACCGGTTCGCGCGTATGCGCTCACGATGCTTGCAGCTTTGGCGTTGTTGGGTAGCGCGATTGTGTCGACAGTTGCAGGCTTGCCAGTGGCACCAACGGCGGGCACTGCACCATAAGCCCAAACAGTCAGAAGAAGAGTTAGCGCGGTGCCAAGTTTGATCGCTCGAAAACCATCACCCATCTGGCCAAGATTGCCGCGATCAAGTGCGTTTGAAAGTGAGTTCGTCATGATGTTCAGTCGTTCCCTATGAGGTAGTTAGTGGTTGCCCGTTTGAGTTACTTCATTGATTGCCCGATACCAAGAGTTCGACACTACCCGAACCCTTGACTTCGAGTTTTTTCAAATATTTCGTATCACCGCATTCGTGAACCCAAACACCATAAACGGGGAACTCAGCAACAAGATCCGCGTCGGGTGTGTTGTCGTACGTAGCCTTCACCATGAACGGTGAGTTAGTTTTCAAATAGACGGTGTTTGCATGGGTTACGGTATCATCTTCACCGACCCCGGTAAGTTGCGCATAAGCGCTAGGGCTCGACACTTGCCGAACGCTAGGGCCTGCGTACACAACCGCCGACTTGGGTGAAGGCGACAAGGCCAGGGGTATGCTTGCTGCCCCGTTAGGGAACCCACAAACGCCGCTTCCGGGTGGTGTTACAACGATTGTACCTTCAAGTGAGATCTGGCTCATGTCGCTACGTTCCTAACATCGGGATGTCGTTATCAACCTGTTCAACACCCGCGAAGTCTGGTGTTGCGGTTGAGCCTGCACTTTCGCCGATCAACTTGAACGGCTTCTTACCCGCTTCACCGGGCTTGTTGTACACCTGTCGGGTTGTGGTGCTTGCAAACGGCAAGCGTCCACCCGCGGGTACTGTGTCTTGATTGATGCCACCTGCACCCATTGGTTGCGGGGCGGGCTTCTCTGCTGTGAAGTCGCGACCCCCACCCTTTCGACCGTTCCCGGTTGGGTTAGTCAAAAAGTTGTTACCACCCGATGAAGCGCCAAGTGATGTTGCACCCGCGCCGTTGCCAAAGGGGGATTCACTGCCGTTACCTGGATTTTCAGCCATGATTCGATGCCTTTCGTGTTTTCAGATCTTGAATGGTCGATGAGTTTTTTCGATCGGTGGATACGGGTTTTCAGGCGTATACATCGGGCGTTGTGGGTGATCTTCCATTCGGCCCGATACATCGATCGGCGATGGATCACCAACTAGGCGATCGGGTACCTGCGATTCTGTCGCAGCTTCCGCAACGGTTTCACCTTCTTCGTACGCATGACCGATGATCATACTCAACCCCGGTTCTTTCACACGAGTACCTTTCGTTGGTTGTGCCTGTACCGGGTGAAGTTTGAAAGGTGGTGCCATGCGTTGAAGGTGTTCTTGAACTTTAGAACCGTCAACTATCGTGTTGACTGTTTACCAAACTTTTCGATCTCTATTGTGGTCATTTCGGGGCGGGGTGGCACTGGTCGTTTGTTTCCAAGCGCTCGCCATCGTGCCGCTATTTCACCGTCAGACTTCCACGCAAGGTATGGCGGGATCGGCCATGCAACCCGGTGAGGCACAATCACTTCACGGTCGTTAGGTCGCGCGGGTGGGTGTTGAATCAACCCTTGCCAAGTATCAAACGCTTCTTCTGTTTTTCGGATCTGACCATGAACCGCATAGCTGTCTGCACCGGTACGATTGTCAAAGGTCGCACACAAGATCTTGCACATATCACCCAACTCTTCATCAACGCCGCGCATCACTTCCCAGTTAGCTCGATTGTATGCCCCGATTGTTTCGGTTCTTACAATGCGTTCAGCCCAATAAAGCGGCGCATCTTGCAAAAATGGCGACTCAGTAATCAATGATTCACGAACGTCTTTCCAAGCTTTGCGTGTAATCAAACCAACTTGAAGTTGTTGTTCAAACTTGCCAATCACCGCTTCACCGTAACGTTCGAGAATACCCCGCCCCGGCTTGTTGGGTTCGGGCGCAGCGGCAAGCCTTCGCAAGATTGAAGAGTTCACACCACGCCTTGCATTATCCAACACTGCAACGGTTTTGATGTTCGGGATCTCATCGTATCCACCGAACGCCTGACCCGCTTCGCTAAGGTAACTAAACATTGTATCGGTTGCTTGTTCGGCGGCTTGCTCACCTTGATCGATCAATGTTTTTTTCAAGCCACCTTTCAACGTAGTCAATGACTCGCGAATGGTCTTCAACGTCAACCGCATTTGTTCCTGTGTAAACGTACGATTGCTAGCTACACCGCCCAAACCATCGGTTGATAGCAGTCGATAGCTAAGGTCGCGTTCTGCTTCTTGCAACAACACACGCGCACGCTCAACCCCGACTTGTTGCGAAAGCTTTACGGCATCATCACGAGAACCCTTCAAGACATCAAGCAAGTCTTGAGGGTTACTTCGTGCGTAACCCTTCTTGACGGTGGCCATGGTGCTCTAACCCTCCCGGTGGTCCCGGTGGATCTTTGATGAGATCGGGTTCGTCTTCTTCAACTACGTTTTCGGGTAGTTCTGTCGGTGGTGCAGGTGGTTTCTTGTCTGCCCCATCGGGTAGCTCGTCACGATGGGATACAACCCCGCCCGCATCACCGGGGAACATTGCGCCAAGTTGATTTTGTTCATCGATCGCTTGTTGCTTCAATGCCCTGAACTCTTCATCAGGGTTCAAGTCATATGCTTGTGCGACTTGCGCTACTGCTGTGCGATGACTTAGCACTGGTTTTTGACCCGCAGCGGCTTGTGCTGATGTTGCGATCGCTTGTTGATCAAGTGGGGTTGCTTTGAAGTATGACCCCCACTTGAACCCGATCTTGCCACCATTGCCCGGTTCTCGTTCGATGGGTACGAACTCTTCTTCACCAGTGAGTTCACCCATTTCATCGGTTAGTTGTATCTTTTCAAACTTTGGGGGAAGCATCAAAACTTCTTCACCTTCAACCGGGTTACCCTCATCATCAAGAACAATCACCGTTTGTTTCCACCTGCGTTTTGCACAAGCAAACATGTTCGTGATCATGCGTGTCATACCCCGCCCGTATTGTTGACGGAGTATGTCGCACTTCGCAGTCATGGCCGAATAAATCACCTTCAACGCAACGCTTGAAGTGCCTTGCGCTGCAAGCAAATCGGGATCGGGTAGAACGCATTCAACAACTTCGAGAACCATCTTTCGAAGTCGATCTATTAGATCCATACCAGCGGTGATCGATGCACCGCCAAGTTCCAAGTATTTAGCGTCTTCATTAGGGTCAAGAATCAACGCATTGTCTGAACCCTTACGAATGCCCCGCCGTGCAACCATCTCAGCGTCCACGTTGAGCACAAGCGTCGGATCAAGGTTCAACACACCACCACGCGCAACAACCGACGTCAACAGGTCAAGCGTGTCAAAGTTATCATACTGCCCGTCATAATCTGCTTCACCATCGACTTCATCGCTAGGCAAGTTTTGAATCCATTCGAAGTGACATATACCATCGCCATGTGCGATCGATCGTTCTTGATCGATAACCCACACAGGTTCGCTCACTTGATTATTCGTGACAGGGATCTCTTGATAAATGAGATCGAAATCGGGTAGCCAATCACGGCGAAACCAAAACCATTGTTTTTCTACGCGCCGAAGTTGCGGGTTCCATTCGTCGCGACTGAACCGATACATTTCAATCACGTGTTCGGGGATCAACTCATCACGATCGGCCCACTTGTTGATAAAAATATGTTTGGCGTTGTGCACAGTAAAGCGAGGCTTACCCTGATGAAAGCACCACGAAATACCAACCGAACCGGTAGAACCACCGAGATCGCGAGCGCGTACCATCTTCGGCATCAACCCGCCTTCATCGATCAAACATTGAATGAAGTCTTGAGTGTTTTTATCACCGTCAACCGTAACAGTGGGTGAGCGGTGTTCGCTGAACAATAGGTTAGTAAACGCGCGTACAATCTTCTTCGCTAGTCGATATGGTGCCGAAGGTCGGCGTTGTCGCAATGGCACCATATGCGATATTTGATCGGTAACTAGCAACGGGTTACTAACCGACCCTTGCGATACTAGACGCCCATCAAAATCAAAACTTTTATGATTGTGTTGAGTACAAGAAAAATATGACTCTTTGCGGTCAAGCTCCATGAACCGTTCAGAGTTCACGATCAAGTTGATATTAGGACCGCTACCCATGCCAGCGATGCCCCCATACTGACCGGGATCACCGAGTATCCCTAGCGCTTGACCGGGTGGTAGAACGTTCGCGTATGCCATGCGTCGACACTAGCACGCATGGCACTAAGTCATCATTTTTTGATTTGAGTAACACGCGACACTTCGAACGGTGGCCATGTTTCTTCTACGTATACCGGGTTGGACGCATCGGGTTCACGTATAGCCCAACCACCTTCAATCTCTTGCGATTCTACGGGTGCAGGTGGTTCAGGTTCTTCGGCGTTGAAGTCAGCGATCGCTGCTGTCTGCTCATGCAACCACAACCCAACACGTGGCCACAACTCAAGCAATGGGTGAGCGACCACATTATGCACAAACCGAGCAAGGCGCGCGATCATGATGAACTGATATCCACGCCATAGGTGAAGTGATACAACCCGTTCACTTGCGACAATGCCGCGACCTTCACATCAAGACATAGCTCGATTGCACCCACTGAGTACGTACCGTCATCGAGTGACTTACGAGTAACAGAAGGTTCAAGAACCGAAGCAAGATCTGACCATGTGAAGATCCCGTTCTTCAAGGTCAACGTTGATGCATTCAACTTGAACCATGAACCGATCGAATCCTCCCAAAAATACAGATCCGCGCTGACATCGGGTGCCGTACCAATCCCTTCGTACTTGTACCCGATCACTGTTCGTGTACCTGGCCACCCTTGCGCGTTGTAGGGGCGGCTACTCACTTGTCGCGCTTCGTTCTTGGAAGGTGCCGTTGTTGGTGGTGTGAATGTAGCGGGCAACGCTACGGTAACTTCACCGCTAGGTGAACCGACGTAATGACTGAACTTAGTAGGGAAGCGCATTTGTTTTCACCGTGCCGATTGAGAAACCGCGAACCATTCCACTGTACAATCCTCACCCTTCGCATACAAACTCAAGCCTACAAATTGGTCACTAAGCATTGACACATTGCATTCGCTACCAACAACCGCGTAAGATTGCGTGGGATCAAGATCACTAAGGTTGATCATGTCGCTAGGCCCCAACCCGATCCCCGATGTGCCCACCTGACTTGAATCGCTAGCTATGCGCAAGAACCCGTTGCATTGAACACCCGCGGTAAGCTTCAACCCAGCGCGCCAAGTCAACTTACTTTCACCGCTACCTACCGAGAGCAACAAGGGGCAAATCATGCGAGGGGATACGGCATCGAGTACCCAACCCGAACCAAAGAACTTGAGAGCGTAACCACCTGCACCGTTGCGCCTTAGTTGCTCGACACTAATAGGCATTGAAACAACGCCTTGTGTTTGAAGCATGCGTGCCGATGTTGAAGGCAACAACGAACCCGGCTTTACTTTGCCGTTCGCGTCGAAGACTACAACATGTGAAATAACCTCGTTCATTTTCGATCTCCGTTTCTGAGTGCTGTCATTTTTATCGTGTACACATTGCACAATGCTTGTGTGTACACGATCGGTTCAACCGAACCGTTTGATCGCTTGAAGTTGCTGATTTCGATTCGCGCTTTTCTTATTGCACCGATCAACCTGTTTTGCAGGTTCGAAAGTGAATCGGGTGTCAACCTGTAATGTTTGATCAAGTTACACAACCCGATCGGATCTTCACGCTCGATTGTATCCCATAGTTTCGCGGTCGAACCGTACATACGCCGCAACATATACACGAAGTCAATGCACCCATCGACCGACGAATCAAACGCGGGTCGCTTAGTCATTGCGTGAGGCGGTTCAAACCACGTTTGATACTTTAGGCCGTTCGTTGTTAGCTTCGCAGTACCCGGCCCGTTGTCTTGTGAAACTAGATCGCCCCCTTCTTTGGAACGAAACGAACGGATCTGCTCTTTCGTCAACCATTGACAACTCACAACCGACGTCCACTTGAACCACACATTGGCATCAAGTGTTAGTTGCGAATAGTTGAAGTTGTAAAGCTCCGTTGTACCCCAACGCGTAGCCAACCCCCACAACGCAAGAAGCAACGCCGAAGGCGGTTGTGCTTTCTCCCCTAGTGCAGTCCACGCTAGGTCTAGTTCTTTCGATACTACCCCGATCGTTAGATCGGTAACGCGGTGTTGTGGCAAGTAATCGGGTGATGTTCGGTCTAGCAGCATGATCGCGCTCCTCTAGTGCGCTCATTATGCCGCTCATGTCGAACAGTTCGACCCCGTGTTGATCACAATATTCGCGAACACGTGGATCGGGGTTGTACAAGTCAATGAAGTACACACCGCGAACACCGAAAGAAACCATCGTTTTCAAGCAATGCCAACAAGGGTATGTGTTCGTGAATACTGCCAACGGTTTCTTGTAGGCTTTACTCCAATCGATATTTGCAAGGGCGTTGATTTCAGCGTGAACCGTTCGAACGCAGTTTGAGCGTTGAACCGTCATACCATCAACCACCACTTGCGAGGTAACCAGATCACAACCCACTTCTTGGCACCCACACGCCCCGTGAAGCGATCGATTGCTACCCTCCCCCACCACATGCCACCCGCCGTCAATCTTGCACACTACGACCGCCCCTACTTGCTTGCGAGGGCATGACCCGGCTAGCGATACAGCACGCGCAGCCATCATCAGGTTCACAGCGCCAAAGAGTGTTTCACCCATAAACTTGACCATTGTTTCAATCTCTCCGGTTGTCATGATCCACCCATTTGCTCGTACACATGAACAACAACGGCCCAAGGTTCCGAGTAGTTAGACCATTGTTTGCGTACTTCGGCTTTAGCACGTTCCCATGTGCTTTCATCTTTCACCCACGAAGGCGGGTTATCATCACGCGGGTAACCTTTGGGATCTTTCATAACCCAAGCTTGTTGGGCAGGGGATAGATCCGTGGCTTTCTTGTCGAAGTAGTCGGGGGATGCGTTGAATGTTTCTTTCACCCAACTTGCGAGCTTTGAATCGGCCATGTGTCGAGTATAGCCGAACACTAACTCAC